TGCATGCTCAGTGGCTTGGTCACAATCACAGACATGGGTATGGAATTTGCCACCAACGCCCCAATGTCAGCATAGCTGGCCGCCACCAGCCCTGACAAATTGGCCACCACATTTTTTATGTTTGTTTCATAATAGATTGACTTATAAAATAAATTAGCCGCCACTGAGTTACTAGTCACTGTGGTCAGGGTACTGGCACTGGCTGATACACTGCCCATGGCCACAGCACTGGCCACAACTGCCGCACAGGCTGTGCTATTCAGTGCAGTGGCCTGTGCGAAAATAGCATCACTGGCCGCTAAACTTTGTATAACTGCTGACATGGTAACGGGGCTACTAGCAATTCGCCGAGTTTGCCCCCTCATGGTCAGTAGTACATTGAACTCCGATAATCTACCCTGATCGGTCAGGTAGGTTTGTAATTGTGGGCCCAGTACGCTGCCGGATTCAACAGCAGATAACAGGCGTATGGCGCGAAGTGCAGGCATGATATAATTCCTTATGTTTTGATGATGTAGTTGGAGAAACGCAGGAACTCGTCTTCGTCCAGCTCATCTCTGATGGAGTCTTCAATCAGCGCCCAGGCGCTGAGCAGGTCATAGGCTGGCACTGACAGTAGCCACTGTCCCAGTGCAGCAGTAAAACAGGTTTCGTCATCATCTGGCTCCAGCTGGCTGGACACAAACAATAGTATACCAATACCCTCAACAACCACTGAGTCGTCCTGGATGCTGGGGACCATGGGAGTATCCCTGAGTAATCCGCGGCTATCATATGTCAAACTCACCAGACTGGTTGCACTGCGGGCAATTACCAGTGGCAGCCCACCGAGCAATGATACCCCGTTCACCGTACTGATGTTTATTCCATCCTGTAGTATATCCTGCTTGGTATTTATCACAGCCAGCTGGGCGACGCTCACTGGTTTGTCGGCATCACTGGTGTTGCTTACCAAATTCAACCCAGTTTGCACTCTGTTGGTGGTGTTGGCAAATGTGGAGATAGCTGCACTAACATTGGTTTGTTGTACCAGTACTGCACTGGTAAGAGTATTGGTGGCAGTGGTTAAATCTGCAACTGCTGATTCAATGGTCATGTATTTGTTCCTATATAGTGCACCAGTAGTGCCTGGGTATTAATCATGGAGGCGGCTATATTAATCAGTGGAATTTGTGCTGCATTTTGTGAAAGCAGTACGGCTGCCGCAATTCTGGCATCCACTGATCCAATTTGTTGGTTAAATACGTCCAATAACTCTGTGGTGCGCTGAGTGAGTTCAATGATAGCATCAGCGACGATCATATGTTTTTTTCCAAAATATTTTGCGCCAGTATGCGCTGATTATAAATTAGTATGGATGCCTGGCGTATGGTCCGGACATCCCCTATGCCCAGCCCCAGCTCGGTGACTGCATCTCCAATGCGCATGGAATCAGTGGTCCCGTCATACCAAATACGATGTAATTGCCCTATATAGGATTCTGTACCAGTGAATTCCTTGTAACTGGTAAATAATTTTTGTACGAAACTCATGTATTAATCTCCCATGGGACCATCGTCGTCCTGGGCTTCCTGATCAAATACATTATCCAGCCCGGCTGATTTTTTTAGTATTTCCAGCTTCTGCTGCAATGGTGGTACAAATTTACCCACTGGGAGTTGATCAGTATCCTGTGATGAGTAATTACTGATATCAGGGGTACCACTACCAGAAAATTTAATACTTATAGGTATGTTTATCGTAAATTCGTGTGCTCGCATGTTTGTTCCTTGTATCCAGATATTATCACTGAAATATCCCATGTATGTATTTAGCAATAAATATCATGCCACTGCTGCATGCAAACTGGCGGTCCCATTATGGCCATTGATGATTATCAGTGTGTGTGCCCTGAGATCTGCTATTAACCTGTGCTAAAACTCTATATATGCCAGAACTAAATATCAATATGGTTAATATAAAACAATTAAATATTGATTTTGTTCGTAGAAGCAAAAGACTGTTGCTGGCCGATGTGACCGCGGTGTCCATGATACTGGGCTGGTGTGCCATGCTGTTTTCTGCAGGACTGATATTTGCAGATCATACCGGTGGTGCATATGATTTCATGATGAAGTTTATGACAGTACAACATTGGGCAATCTTATTTTTAATTTATGGATTGGCAAAATTTATATTGGTATTTTGGGAACTGCCCAGGGTGTATGTATATTTTTCTGGAGTTTTAGGTTTGATTGCCTGGTCCCATGTGCTGATGAGCTTTACCAGTGCACAGCGCTTGTTGAGCCCCACTGATGTGATGCTGGCTTTCTTGATCATGGCTGAGGTATGGGTATCAGCATATATTGCATCAAATGTGGCAGTAAAGATAGCCACTGGAACTCACTGGCGCAGTCGCCGCAAGGGTGATTTAGGATGAACTGGGCCGACCTGGATCTCAGTAGCAAAACCGGTGGCATGGTGGCAGGTTTGATCGGAATAGCCCTGGGCCTGCAGAAAGTCATGACCATGTTCAAACGCAACCGTATTGAGGATATCAAGGCTGATACTGAGCATACTATACTGGATAGTGTGCATGATGAACTCAAGCGCATCACTGATGAAATGCAAGCTGCCAGAAAAAGACAAAACGACATGAACGAGCTGATACACCAGCAGGCCATAAAACTGACTCGCATGGAAATGCTCATGATTCGTATGTACGGATTGATTACCAATCATAATATACAAGTTCCTGAGGACATGCAGTTACATATTGATGACCTGTTGAATCATGACAGGAATGAGCATAACCATTCCGATATTGACCCCAGCCGGCGACCTGATAAAAATCGGGGTTGATAACGCAATTGTTGACATATCATATGATACCAGTTATAATCAAGTCACAACAAAGGTTATTTAAAATATATATGTACGTCAAACCATCCAAAACATTTCGATTGAGCAAAACCACCAAGCGCATACTGGCAACCATTACCAATGATGTGGCAAGAAATGATTATAAAAATCAAATGATCCAGGCTCAAATTGCATCTGAGACCATGGTCAGGAGAGAAGTCAAATCAAACTTTGGTGCGCTACCGTTGGTATCCAACTAAAAATGTCATTTACGGCATAAATAATGCTAGTACATGCGATAATTGGGCAGATTAACCCTATTATTTGGCACTACTGGCAATAGTATACATGGTATGGTGATACCATGCCAGATATCATACTATCAATAGGATTGAATCATGAGTGCGTCACAGTTTGCAGATTGCAGGTCTGGAATACCAAAATTTAATTCCGATCATCAACGACTGTTTACGCTGCTGGCGCAAATACATGTACAATCCACAAACTCAAATTTTGAATTATTGGGCACACTACTGGCAACTGCGCGGCAAATGCTGGATGATCATTGCACCTATGAAGAAAATTTTATGCGTCATATTGCATATCCGCATGTGAGTTGCCATGTACAACAACACCAAATTCTCAAGGACGAAATGGATTATATGATATCCATGAGTAATACTGCACACAGATACATAAGTGATGTCTTCATCACCATACTAAGTTTACACATCAATTCACTGGATCAACAATTACTGGAATATATGGGGTGTACATTCCAGGATATATCCCAGATTTAACGCCATTGACATGGTGGCCGCACTATTTGACAAATTCAGTTAATATGTTATAATACTTATTTACCACAACAGTATTTCATAAATTTTTAAGGATCAACATGCAACAACAAATTCATAGCCGCGGTACCGACATCGACACTGACAAATGTGTTCAGGTAGTGGGAAATCGTTTTAACATGGTGCTGGTGGCAGCTGAACGAGCACGTGAAATCAAGCGCCAGAACAAACACGGAAATCTCAAGGCCGTGGTATATGCTCCTGTATCAGCACTGCTGGAACTACAGGCTGGTGAAGTGGATCCAGTGCAATACCTGAAACAGATGTGCCAGCGTGCCAGTCACAAAGAACATCTGGAGCAACTGAATCGACCATCGCGGACCAAATAATACCCATCAGCTAATATTTTAATGAATTATCATACAGCCAGATCACTGGCGCAGGATGGTGACATATTTTTCCTTGGTGGCACTGGCACCTGGGCGCAGAGAATAATCTCGCTGGTCACTACCAGCGAGTATGTACATTGTGGCATTGTTTTCTGGTATCAGGGCAGGCTATTAATTGCAGAATCCAATACCGGCGGTGGTACCAGAGTAGTCAGTGCCAGTACATATGCTGATCGCAAGGTCCAAATAATACAATCTGGACTAAACTGGGCCGATGTCGCCAATGATAGTCTGGCTAATATGGGCCTGGTTGGATACGGATACGTCAGTAATGTGTACATAGGTATCAGAGAGCTGACACTCAAGTATTTTAATCTCCAGATGCCACCACTGGTGGAGCGGGAAATGGCATGCAGCGAGTGGGTCGCCAGAGTATTGCAGCTGTCTGATACCAATATCAGCCCAGGAAAATTGTATCAGGAATTAACACGTGAATAACTTTCAGATACTAGCGACATTATGATCAAACAAAAATTTCTAAATCTATACATGGATTGGGCCCATAGGGCGGCAGAGTGTAGTCATGCAGTGAGACTCAAAGTGGGATCAGTGATTGTACAAGATGACACCGTGGTTAGTTATGGATTCAATGGCATGCCAGCTGGATGGGATAATATTTGTGAACATCGTGTGACTGCTGACAGTGCTGGCGGCTGGCTGTCTGCTGAGGAAATAGAACTAGCATATCCCCACAGTCAATTGGACCCGGTCACTGGCCAGCAGGTACGTTATGGGTTCAAAACCAACCCTCAGGTACTGCATTCGGAACGCAATGCACTGGACAAGCTGGCCAGAAAGGGTAATGTGGGTGGGGCAGGTGCCACCATGTTTGTCACACATTCTCCCTGTTTAGAATGTGCTAAAAGTATATATGGTGCCGGAATACTGGCAGTATACTATGGGAAATTGTACCGCGACCCAGCGGGTATTGACTTTCTGAATCAGTGTGGCGTGCACACGGAACAACTGGGGAGCTCGGTATGAGATGTCAGGTTGGAGACTTATGTATAGTACTCAAGAGTGTGGACAATGCATCAGTGGGTATGATTGTTCAGGTAAGCGAATTCCTGGGCGAGCACTCAGTGCATGGCCCAATATGGAGATGCAGGAGCAAGGGGACGCTGGTTACTGAATACGGTGGGGTAGGGCATGTGGGTGACTTTGCTGATGACTGGCTGGAGCCCATACGCCCACCATCAGTGATAACACAGCAGGAAGCTCATTTGACCCGGGAAAACAGTACCAATTTAGCCTGAATCAGTGACATATCAGCTATAGTGCACTATAATATACTATAAATCAACAACAAGGTATCCATATGTTTGAAACAATCGAAATCCGTAAAGTAGCCAATGGCTTTATCCTGGTGGTAACCACTGAAGAAGATACGCAGGAATTCATCTATGATACTCCCCGCAAGCTCATGAGTGCAGTTAAAAAGCAACTGGGTGACCGCACTCCAGAGTGAGCAGGTGTATACACTGGTCAGCAGCACTGACCAGTAAAATAAATAATATATCAAATACACATTGGAGAAAATTTTGACAAAGACAGTACTCATAACCGGCGGCGCCGGTTTTATCGCACATCATGTGATTGAGCGAATTTTACTCACCACTGACTGGAATATTGTCAGTTTGGATCGTCTGGACTACTCGGGTAACCTGAACCGTCTGGCTGATATGATGGATACGATTCCTGCAGATCAGCGCCAGCGATTCAGAACAGTATGGCATGATCTCAAGGCAGAGTTGAATCCACTGGTTATCCGACAGATTGGCGAGGTTAATATCATCCTGCATCTGGCTGCTGGATCACATGTGGATCGTAGCATAGACTACCCCATGGAGTTTGTCATGGATAATGTGGTGGGTACTGCTAACCTACTACAGTTTGCCCGTGGTTGCAAAAATCTGGAACGACTGGTTTACTTTTCCACAGATGAGGTATTTGGCGCAGCCCCGCCAGGCGTGGAATATGGAGAATATGATCGCTACAATAGTACCAATCCATATTCAGCCAGCAAGGCTGGTGGGGAAGAATTATGTGTGGCCTTTGAGAATACCTATAAATTACCAGTGGTAATCACACATACCATGAATGTTTTCGGACAACGGCAGCATCCTGAAAAGTTTATCCCCATGGTGATCCAAATGGTACGCGACGGCGAGACTGTGACCATACACAGCGACCCTAGCAAGACCATTGCTGGCTCCCGTCATTATATTCATGCCAAGGATGTGGCAGACGGTCTGATGTTTATTCTGGAAAAACTAAAGGATTATAAACTAGTTGGTGAATATGGCGGCGCCAAATGTCCCAAGTTTAACCTGGTGGGTCCTGAAGAAGTGGACAACCTGGCCCTGGCGCAGATGATTGCCAAATCGCAAGGTAAAGAATTAAAATACGAAATGGTAGACTTTCATACCAGCCGTCCTGGGCATGACCTACGCTATGCACTAAGTGGCAAATTGCTCGGCAGTCTGGGATGGACGCCACAAATTCGATTCAGCGAGCGTATTGCACAGGTCACTGAGTGGACACTGGCTAACGACCGCTGGTTGCGCAAATAATGACCAAGCACTGTTTCATCGTAACCAGTGCTATCAACACCAAGTTCGGGGTTTATCCCCCGGCTGAGCGATTGATACAGACGGTAATTACCTGCCGCAGCATTAGACAAAAAGTCCCAGATGCACTGATTGTAATCATTGAACTGGCAGGCTCTACCATGGATCCTGCTCATGAGGCGGTGTTGGTGCGCGAAAGCGATATTTTTCTAGACTTCACTGAGGATGCTCAGGTACGCAGTATATACCAGTCCACTGATACCAATTGGGATGTGGTAAAAAACGGCACTGAAATATATTGCTTTGGGCGTGCAGTGGCATTGCTACTGGAAGAGGGTGATCTGCAGGGCGTGGATCGCATACACAAGATATCTGGCAGATATGTACTCAGTGATGCATTTGATCCCATGCTATACGATAATGAGCTGTTGCTGGATAAGATTGTGATTGGACACAAACATCAGAGCCAATTTCCTCTGGAACTCACTGGCCAGAGCTGGCAGTATATGGCACGGCTGTGGAGCTGGCCCATGAGTATGAGCAGTGAGATTGTCATAGTTTATGAAAATTGCTGGAAATACTTTTTGCACCAGCTGGCTAATCAGGGATACGTGGACATAGAACATGCACTGGCCAAGTTCTTGCCCACTGAGCATATACATGAGGTGGCAGTGATTGGCCTGGAGGGCACTATTGCCCCCACTGGAACCATGATAAAGGACTAGATGATTAAATTTTACTTGCATGTGGCTGAGCTACCCCGGTGGGAACAGGTTTTCGCGGAAATAGTCACTGACATGCATAGGTCAGGATTATTGGATCAGGCTGATCAGATAAACTTCTGCATCAACGGTAACCTGGGTGCCATGATGCCCATATTATGGCCCTTAGTGGCCAGTGATCCTGATCGCATGCGGTTGATCCAGGTGCACACTGATGCAAGTAAATTTGAATATCCCACACTGGCACGACTCAAGCTGGATGCAGATCAGAGTACCACTGATGATCAGATTGGGTATGCTCATCTCAAGGGTCTGAGTACAGGCAGTCAGCAAAGCACTGATTGGCGGCAATACCTTACTCACTTTACCATCAACTGCTGGCGTGATAATGTCCAGGCATTGTCACAGGGGTATAGTACTTCCGGGGTAAACTGGTCAGATACACCCTGGCCACATCACAGCGGTAACTTCTGGTGGGCCACTGCTGCCCATGTTCGTGGACTACCCAGTGTGCCAGATCCAGATCAGGTGCAACATGGCACACTGAGTAAATACCTCACTGGCATAGTGCTGGATCCGGGTAATTTTAGATTCGAGCACGAGGCCTGGATTGGATATTCAAAACCACACTACATGGAATTGCATGCCAGTCCCGGTAAACTGGATCATGACTGGCATTATTCTAATGAATACCCTGCGCACCACTACAAAAATAAAAAATTGTAATCAAACCATCAGCCAACCACCATCTAATCATCGTAAATGACCTCACTGCACACCGAAACCAAAATCAATATACTAGTACGCCGCCGCGCCGCGCTGGGGGATGTTATTATGATTACTCCTGTGATACGAGCATTATATGACAAGTATCAGGGGCAGGTTAACATAGATGTGCAGACTGATCATGCACAGGTGTTCAATAATCATCCACTGGTGCGTGCATGTATTCCATTGAGTACTTCAGTACAGATATCAGACTATGCACAAATTCATAATCTGGATGGTGCATATGAAAACAATCCTAATGTGCACTTTATTGACACCTACATGCATCAGGTGCTGGGTGAGCATCAGCTGAGCAAGCATACTGAATTATTTGCCAGTGATGCTGATACTGCACTGGCACAGCTGGTGCTGGATCAGATAGGTGATAATCAGTTTATAGTAATACACGCCAGGAACTGGCACTGGGAGATGAAAAATATTGACCAGGCAGTATGGTTGCAAATACTGGAAGGTTTATTTGGTCTGAGAACTGACTTGCGAGTGGTGTTTACAGGTGGTACCACTGACTGGTATCTGAATCACCCACTGATGATTGATGCCCGTGGGCTCACACTGGCTGCAACTGCACAAGTGATGTCAGGGGCCAGCTGCTTTGTGGGTATAGATAGCGCCCCATTCCACATCGCTGGTACCACACTGGTGCCCATGATTGCGTTACTCAGTCATATAGCTCCTGAAATTATACTACCCTATCGCCAGGGACAACTGGGCTGGGGGTGTGAGGTAATACGTGCCAGCGTCCCCTGTGTGGGCTGCTACAGCCAGCAACCCAGACCAGTGACTGGTATTCAGTGTATCCCAGGTGGGTTTCCCTGCAATCGTGCCTGGGATACTGATTGTATAGTACAAACCATCGTAAATAAGCTATGAGCATTACACTAGTCACCCAGGAAACCATGTACCATCGGCTGGCCGGCCGTGCATTAAACAACGCCCTGCAAAATATGGATGTGCAGGACATTCTGATATTCAGTGATCAGCAGATTTTGCCCGGTGCCAGACATGTGCCAGTGCAGCATTTCCCCAGTGTGCATGCCTATTCAGAATTCATGTTGCGGGGCATGGCTGAGCATGTGGCCACTGACCACATATTATTTGTTCAATGGGACACCATGATATGTGACAAAACACTGTGGACTGATGAATTTCTCAAATATGATTATATTGGCGCACCCTGGCCCTGGAGTCCTCAGGGGAAAAACATAGGCAACGGTGGATTTAGTCTGCGCAGCCGTCGGCTGCTCACTGCGCTACTGGATCCAGTGATTGCACTGGATGCCAATATTCCCTCAGCAGTGAATGAAGACCAGTGCATAGGCGATCACTACCGTGAATATCTGGAATCGCAACATCAGATAAAATTCCCCAGTACGGTACTGGCTGCACAATTCAGCTATGAATTGGGCCCAAAAACACCCAGTTTCGGTTGCCACGGGCCCTGGAATGTGCTAACACATGCTGATTTAGACACAGTGAACTACTATGTGCAGCATATGGACTATACTGGATGGAACATACACAAATGGCATCATGTGTTGTATGCACTCACTGAGCGTGATCTCATGGAGCAATTGGTTAGGGTATGTGCACACCTGCCCTGGAATAATTCTCAGTTGATTAGTACACTGATTCCCTGGCTGCGCAGTGAGACATATACCAATAACACCGGATTCTGGAACAATATTTGACTGACCAGCCAGGTGCACGTATACTGTAGTTGTTCAATTGTTCAAAGGAATTCATAATGTTCGTACTATTTAATATCGAAACCACCCGGTTTGCTCGTATTTTCCGAAATGGGCGCTGGCAAGATGCCAAGTTCGCCACTGAATCCGCAGCCAAGTCCGGTGCCACACGCATGGCAAAAAAAGATCGCAGTTTTGATATCAGCAATCATGCCATAATGGAAGCCAGCGAATTTGCCAAAATTGAAAAAACTGAGACAGTTTACAACCTGCTCACAGGCCTGCCAGTGGTTCAGAGTGTTAACACACCACTCTCATGCGATCCCTCCAGTGAGACCTACCACTGCATGTGACCGGCAGTGGGCACTCTGACCATCTGTGGTACGATCCTTTTGGTGCCATTTGACCCATTAATCGGTTTATTGTATACTAGTGGCTTAGTAAGTAATTAAAGGAACCGAAAATGAATGGTTATCAAGCATTTTACTGTGGTAAAACAGCCCAAGTAAACGCCATCACCTATGCGCAAGCACAAGAGTTCGCAGCCATCATGTTCAGTGCCACCAACAGCGGTGACGTAACCGTGATGCTCACCAGACTGGCGCCAGCTCAGCTATCCACAGCAGGGATTTAGTCAGACTTGACCGTTTAATCGGTTTATTGTATACTAGTGGCTTAGTAAGTAATTAAAAGGAATTGAAAATGACTGGTTTTATTCGTGTTATCCGGGGTGTATATGCTGGCAACGCAGTGGAAAATGTTGTACTTCCCCTGGTGGACGGTGTTAAAACTGGTAAGAATGGTAACTATGTTACAGTGAATGGCGAATACTTTGGCAAGGATAGGAACATACGCGTGGCAGTAAACAACAGTGATGACATACAATTTGTGGCTGAGAGTGAGTATCAGGGCGTGATGAAAGTGGTTGCAAAGAACCGCGCAGTGGGGCTCAGTAGCCTGGCTGACTCGCCAGCGGTTCCAGTGGAACCACTGGAAACTGACATGGAAGTCATGGAGCGTATACGCGGCAGATTCCAGGTACTCACTGACATGGCCAAGGCTGTGACAGCTGGTAATGTGCGCAGCCTGGTTATCAGTGGTCCTCCTGGCGTGGGCAAATCGCACGGCGTGGAGCAGGAAATACAGAAAGCCTGCCTGTTTGACCAGATCAGTGGCATCCGCGGCCGTGCAGCAGTGCTCAAAGGTAGCATTACTGCTCCTGAATTGTTCATGAAACTTTACGAGTATTCCAATCCTGAATGTGTGCTGGTATTTGATGACTGCGATAGCGTGTTTGCTGAAGAAAAAGGCCTGAGCTTGCTCAAGGCTGCGTTGGATTCCAAGAAGTCACGCAAAATCAGCTGGTTGGCTGAGAATACCAACATGCGTGAAAAAGGTGTCCCTGATACCTTTGAATTCAAAGGTTCAGTGATCTTTATCACCAACCAGAAGTTTGACCGTCAGAAGCCAGGCAAGATTAAGGATCACATGGATGCCGTGATGTCACGCTGCCACTATCTGGATCTGACCATTGACAGCATGCGTGACAAGATCCTGCGCATCCGGCAGGTGGCTGCTGATGGCGAATTATTCACTGACTTTGAGTTTGATGCAGTCACACAGGACAGTATCATTGAATTCATGGATAATAACCAGACCAAACTTCGCGAAGTTAGCCTGCGCATGGCCATAAAGATTGCTGAACTGGTCAAGGCATTCCCAGCAGGCTGGGAAAAATATGCGCTGGAAACCTGCACACGCCCACAGTAATTTTACTTTAACGAATCAGGAAACACACATGTCAGAGTCAATCAATTCCACAGTGACCCCAACCAGTGATCGGTATCAGATGCTGCATGCATTGGATCAGGATAATCTGGCGCTGCGAGCCCGTAATGATGTCCGACTGGCAGCTGCCAAGCTGGCACTGGGGGACAGGTACGTACTACACCCCAGCCATGCTCCAGTGAAATCTGCATACACTCCGGTGCTGAAGTTAAACAAATAATCCATGATACCCACTGCTCATCGCGATCATATAATTAGCACTGGGCATGCACAGTTCAACATGACATCGGGTGTATTTGACTCATGCAAGTCTGAGCTGGCCACCATGGGCGTAGCTATTACACTGGCACTGCTCTAGAGCAGACCCAACTGCACTGGGGCATTTCTTTGACTGTTGCTGATGAAAGTGTTAAAATATCATAATGAAAATTCATACCTATCCCACAGTGGAGGATTACCTGGAGGTAATTAACGGCAGTCGTGATCCAGTAACTGGTCGTGTGCACAATGCATGGTTAGGGGAACCTACTCCCATTATTAATCTGGCCAAATATGATGTGGATGTACTCAGTAACATGGTCGCCAACAGTCAGATTGGTATTGCGCTCACTGAGCGTCAGTCCCTACTGGCATTACGCATAATACTCAAGTACAAACGACAATTGTTGCTCAGGGCAGTGGATGTAACTCCACTGGAGACTGCTCCCAGATATCGCCTGAGCCTCAGGCAACTGGATTACCGTCGCTCTCTGAGCATAATTGATGATCAGCTGATCGTTAAATTTCCCTACAATTCCATCATGGTGGAAGAACTACGACAATTTAAAAAGATCAGTCAGGGCGCATGCGAGTGGGTACCAGATAAAAAACACTGGCATCTGGCACTCACTGAGTTTAACCTCAGCTGGGCGCATGCCTGGTCACAACTGCATCAGCTCACAGTGGATTCAGAAGCCCAGGCGTTATTTGGACTGATTACCGCGGCTGAACTGACCCCGCATGCGATTGAACTGAGTATACAGCATGAATTGCCTGTAATCAGCAACTGTCCCAGCAGTATGCACGCATACCTACAGGAAAGAGTTGGTGCATTTACACTGGATAAATTACAGCAACTGGTGGACCTCAGCGGCGAATGCGGATACACTGTCAGTCAGGAGATTAGTGATTCCATCACCATTGAACATGGCGACACCTTCATGCAACTGACCAAGTATGTGGAGGTGACCATGGAACCCAGCGACGTGAATTTTCTATGTGCAATAAATTATGCCATGAGGATGGGCCGGTACCCAGTGGTGATACATGATCCCTCAGGGCATAGTTCCGGACATAGACTACTGAACTTACTCTATGAGTGTGTGCCCTCCGGTGATGTTAGTTACCTGAGCGGTGAAAATAAAGATATCCAGGGATTCAAATTCATATATACCACCAAACCCTTCAAACAACTGGAGTACACTCCCCTGCTGATCAGCACTGCTGGTATGATATTTGGTGCAAACTATCAGACCATGATCCAGCGAGCCGGTAAGGTTGTGTTCCTGGTACATTCAGTGTATACTAAGGGATCTGGAAAGGCAGTTAAAATTGCAAGCTAAAATAATTATCAAAGACGAAGTAAACTTTAAACTGGAAGGGGTCAGCCCCAGTGTGCGCCAGAAATTGGTGAATAAATTTAAATATGATGTACCGGGCGCCAGGTACCTACCAGCAGTCAGACTGGGCAGATGGGACGGTAAAGTTAGCTTTTTCAGTCTGGGCGGTAGTAGTTATATCAATCTGCTGCCAGATGTGATTAGTATACTGGAGGCGGAAAACTATGACATTGTGCTGGAGGATCTGCGAGAGTATCAGACCTCATTTGACCTACAGCCAGTGATGGAGGATACCTTTTCTGGACGCCAGTGGCCCCCAGGTCATCCCAATGCCGGCACACCCATAATGTTTCGTGACTATCAGGTGGATGTGCTGAACCGCTTCATGAGCAATCAGCAGTGTGTGCAGGAAATTGCAACTGGTGCTGGCAAAACTATCATCACTGCTGCGCTGAGTTTAAGTGTGGAACCCTGGGGGCGCAGCATAATAATTGTTCCCAACAAGGATTTAGTTAAACAGACTGAGGCTGACTATATCAATCTGGGATTGAATGTGGGTGTTTATTTTGGTGAGCGCAAGGAATATAATCGCAAGCATACCATATGTACCTGGCAGAGTTTGAATAATATCCTCAAGGGTACCGTGGCCGCGGGTAATGATATAACCATGGCCGACTTCATCAAGGATGTGGTATGTATCATGGTGGACGAGGTGCACGCTGCAAAATCTGATGTGCTCAAAACTCTGCTCACTAGTACATTTGCACATGTGCCCATACGCTGGGGTCTTACTGGTACAGTGCCCAAGGAGGACCATGCTAAAACCAGTATCGTTTGTAGCATTGGGCCAGTGGTGGGCAGATTGGCAGCGGCTGATTTGCAGGAAATGGGGCATCTGGCCAACTGCCATGTGAATATTGTTCAGCTGCTGGATAATGTGGAATACAAAGAATATCAGCAGGAGTTGAAGTATCTCACTGAAACGCCTGCTCGCATTGCCTATATTGCACAACTGATTGAAAAAATCAAGGAGGGAGGCAACACCCTGATACTAGTGGACCGTATTGCCACTGGTAAACTGCTGCAAGTAGAACTCAGCAGCCTCACCAGCCTGCTGGGTGACCGGCCAGATGTGGTGTTTGTAAATGGTGGTACCAAAAGCAAAGCCCGCAAGGAAGAATATGATGATTTTGCCACAGCCACCAACAAGATTTTCATTGCAACCTATGGAGTTGCAGCAGTGGGATTGAATATTCCACGCATATTTAACCTGGTGCTGTTTGAACCCGGCAAGAGCTTTGTCAGAGTCATACAGAGTATTGGTCGCGGAATACGCAAGGCCCAGGACAAGGACTCGGTACAAATCTGGGATCTGACCAGCAACTGTAAATTCAGCAAACGGCATCTGAGCGCCCGCAAGAAATTTTACACAGACGCACAATATCCCTACAGCATGGAGCGAGTTAAGTGGCAATAATTGTTGCATTTAATCACGGTCTATGTTATATTAGTCACATACTTGGAGAATTAAAATTAGAATACTAACATTGGACGATACAGCCTACGACCTGAATGAAATCCCAGACGAGGTGGAAGATCTGAGGTTCGCGGTGTTGGACAACAGCGACAATAAAAACCCAGACTATTTTTATATACCACTGATTTTTTTAGAAAGTTTTAATGCACCGGCACTGGTGTTAAAAATTGGTGAGCACACTATTAAGATGCCCGTGGATTGGCAGATACTCATTGGCGAACATGATGTGGGGGACCTGGAAGTGGTGCCACTGACCAGCATCAATGACCGCGGATTCAGTGCATTTTGCTTTAATCCGCTGAGCAGCTTCAGGCCAGAATTCAAGGGTATAGAAATTGTGGATATTTACCAGGATGTGAAATGGTATTTTCCCAAACTCAAACCAGGGCAGATGCTGGCCATTCCACTGGAAACCGGAACACAGGGACCCTTGTGTGCCTACTTTGTCAAGGACATCAGCCGTCAGTGTGAAGTTGTTGACTACAGTTTGGCCTGGTGATTAGTATGCAACCCACTGATCCGGTAAAAATATTTGAAAGTCCTGATTCAGGACAGACTGTGTATGTGCGTGACGCTGGAAATTTAAACCGGCATTTGTTCAGTTATACTCCTGAAGAGTCACAGTACATGGATGAAATGGATCAGGAAAGCCACTGGCTGACCATATGGCATGCTAGAAATGATAACCCTGAACTTGCACTGGCTGTGGAACGTGTTATAATCATACATGCACTAACCAATAACCAGGCGGTATAATCATGGATAAACTGAGCATTGGTAATGAAATGGCACAATTGGATGCCAAGAATCGTGGATTTTATGACGATCTATCTGATGAAGAAAAGAAGCGATACAGCCCATTTATTATTGTACGCTGGGCCAGTGCAGTGGAGGGCAGCGCAGACATGCAAGCCTACTATCTGATCAGCGCCAATGAAAAATTAAACAAACACTTTTTTGACATCAGCTCCACGCAACATAAAAAACTACATTGGTTGCTGGCCAGCACAGTGAGTCCTGGTATGGGCACTGTACGCCACAACTGGATACCTCCCAAGAAAAAAGAGTCCAACAACCGGGCTGCCAAGTTTTTCAGGACGCTGTATCCACATTTGAAGGAAGATGAAATTGATTTACTCGGACGACTCAACGATAAAGCAGGTGTTAAAGACCTGGCTAGACAACACGGATGGACAGACGAGCGAATTAAAAAAGAACTCTGAGTGTAAGTATTGCAAACGTGGATTTGCCAAGGATTCCACTCTGTTCAACCACGTGTGTGAGGGCAAGCGACGGGCCCAGCAGGAGAAAGAGCCCGGTGTGCAAATAGGGTACAGGGCATTCCTGCGATTCTATGAGCTCACACAGACCATGAGCAAGTCAGCAAAGACCTATACAGAGTTCTGTGCCAGCTCATATTATCTGGCATTTGTAAAATTTGGACGTCATTGTGTGGAACTCAGATGCGTAAATGTGGTGTCATTTATTGACTGGTTGTTGAAAAATAATAGAAAGCTGGATCACTGGTGCAAGGACTCCCTGTATGCTGAATGGCTGTTACCACACATGCAACGAGAGGCAGTACAGGATGCACTGGAGCGGGCACTCAAGGAAATGACTGGATATGCACAGGACCATCCTGAACTAAAAAATGGATTCAGCGAGTATTTTAAATTTGGCAATGCCAACAGGATATGTTATCATATTGCAACTGGCAGGATCAGCCCCTGGGTGGTATTCAATTGTGACACTGGGGCTCAGTTTTTGGGAAACCTGGACGAAAGTCAGGTGGAGCAAATACTACCCTGGATTGATCCCGGTATATGGCAGAAAAAATTTCAGGATCACGCAGAAGATGTGTCCTGGGTAAAACAAGTACTACTGGCGGCACAATTATGAATCAGGTAATTATTAGCATACCAGGCGCAGTAGCAGAGTTTATACGAACTGATATACCCAAAATGCACCAGTGGTGTGCCTCACAGGATATTACTGAGCTATTGGACTATCGCTGGGAACTGATTTCCGCCACTGAACAACCCTTCTATGATGCCGTAAAGTTTATTTTTTACCACAACACTAATATTTCAACCATGTTTGCACTCAAATGGACATAATTATCAGTTCCCCGAATCAACCCAAGAGATTTTCGTCAGACATTGATATAGATTTCCCCAATAGAGATCTGGCACTGGCAGCGCTGAAAGCTACCACTGCTGCCAGTATTCATCGTGATGGGAAATTAGTACGGCATAACACTGGTGTGTATGTGACTGATATTCCCCAGGACCCAGTCACTGGGCAGTCCAACCTCGACTATAATCAGGCCGAAAGTCGAGGCTACACCAAGCTGGATTTTTTAAATGTATCATTATATACCAAGGTTAGAGATCATGCACATCTTACTGATCTCCTGAGTACTGAGCCAGCCTGGGACCGGCTGTATGATCCAGAGTTCTGCGGTCAGCTCACACACATTGGTAATCACTACAGTACTCTAATTAGTATGCCACAGGCTGTAAATACCATTGCCAGAATGGCCATGTTCCTGGCCATCATCAGACCAGCCAAGAGACACCTCATAGGTCTACCCTGGGATCAGGTGGCAAAAACTATCTGGGATAAAGACGAAAGCACTTATGCATTCAAGAAAAGTCATTCAATTTCTTATAGCCACCTGGTGGTAGTTCATATGAATCTGTTGTCTGAAGCGCAATGCGCTGAGTGAATATATAAAATTAAGTGGACCCAATCACTGTGGATCTACTGGTGTATTACAGTTAGTCCAATCGCCGGATCAGGGTGATACTACGACGCTTTGACCGTTTGGATGCCAGGTCCCTAAGGCTAACCAGCGGGCCACACTGTACAGCCACGTCCTTGCTGTTCATGGTTTTTAAACAGGGACGAAATTGTGCCCAATCCTGTTTGAAGAATATATTAATTGGCAGTAATCTATTACTCTCCCACCACCACTGGTCACCTAGTTCCAGGAACAGAGTCTTGTGCTCAGTGTCTCTAATGGCACTGAAGTCATATATGGTGGTGACAAAATCATCCACGTTCTGTATGATACCTACGTACTCGTTATTTCCATAGGTCAGCAATGTAAGAAAGGGGAATTTGTCGATGAGAATTTGATGTATATTATCCACTGTGTTAAACTAAATATAAGATGCAAGCCGCAAAGTTATTTATATATTCTAACACAGTGCAGATTCAAATATTGGATGTACGCTGGTTCAACACGAGGTACCGTAAAGTGTATAGCAGACCCATAACAGTTTATCAGGGAATTGACAATCCAGTTCAGGTTATAATCAAGAATCAGCAACAAAAGCCAGTGGACCTCACTGACTATGGTGTAATAGCTGAGATACAGGACCCCCACGTGGCAAGCAGCATACATCAGTTCAGCGTGAGCTGGCAGGATATCAGCACTGGTCGGGGATACTTTACCATACCCCAGTCAGTAGTGGACTCGCTGGAACAAAGATACTATAGGTTGACCTTCAAGACCATCAACCAAACCACCAGCGCACTGGCGCCCATGTACGTGGATGACAACTTTGGTGTACCCATTGATCTCAGAGTACTTCCGGCATATTACCCCACTGTTATTTAGACTCAGCATCATCAGTTGGCTTGCATGCCAGCACTGCTCAGTGTATAATAGGTACAATGCTTACAACTGTATCTGACACAACACTACAACTATGGTCTTCCGGACGCCGAGTACGTCGTAACCCAGCAGGCTGGTTATCTGGAAACGCTCCCTGCTGTACTCACCAGGGAGAAAGCCAGGACACACGACAACGCGGCGGACTCAGGACAGATGGCGATGGTACCATTGGGTACAGTTGCTTTAATTGTGGGTTCAAGACTGGCTATCAGCCAGGACAACATCTAAGCTTCAAATTCAGACGATTACTCAGATGGATGGGCGCTGACGAAATTGAAATACAGAGGCTGGTAATTGACGCTTTACGGGTCAGAGAATTTACCAGTCTGACTGCCCCGCCACCTGAAGCACAAGTACGACAAGAGGTATCATTTGACTCCAGGGCACTACCCCCAGGTAGTCTGAGTTTTGCTCAGTGGCGCACACATCTTTCATTGGCATCTGAGTCAGAGATAGTTGTACCTGAACTACAGGGTGCAGTGACCTACATCAGTGGTCGATGTGAACCACTGGCTGGTGAAAACAACATGATGTCACGCTATGACTTCTATGTCACTGACAGTCGTGTGCACAACATGCACCGCCGCGTGATTATTCCCTGCATGTGGGAGGGCAGAATCATTGGACACACCGCGCGAGCCTGGGACCCAGAACTACGGCCCAAGTACATGGCTAACTATGATGGCAACTATGTGTTCAATCTGGATCGGCAGCAGACACACAGTCAATTTGTGATTGTCACTGAGGGTCCTTTTGATGCCATGGCCATAGATGGAGTGGGCACCATGCACAACGAGATCAGTGATACTCAGGCAGATCTGATCCAGGCACTGGGTCGTGAGGTCATAGTGGTACCAGACTTTGATTATCATTATGGAAAATGGTCCGGTGAGAGGCTGGTGGACCAGGCTCTGGAGTTTGGCTGGAGTGTGAGCTTTCCCATATGGGCAGAAAAATACAAGGACGTATCTGAGGCTGTACAGCATTTGGGTAAATTATATACCATGCAGGCTATTTTATCAGCCAAAGAATCCAACAAACTACGCATAGAATTAAAGAAAAGGGCATACAAATAATGGCAAAAGAATATACCGTTGGGGTACAAAAATTATTTTTGGAAATGATGTTGCAGGATTCACAGAGTTATGTACGGGTGCAAAACATATACAATCCAGAGAACTTTGATCGTACACTGAGAGACGCTGCCAAGTTTATTGCATCGCACACTGATGAATACCAAATCATGCCCACTGCTGCACAAATTAAGGCAGTATGTAGTACTGAGTTACTGCCACTACCAGATTTGGGCGAGGGTCATACAGACTGGTTTTTATCTGAGTTTGAGGGATTCACCAAGAGACAGGAACTGGAACGTGCGATTCTCAAGGCCGCTGACCTGCTGGAGCAGGGCGATTATGGCCCAGTGGAGCAGCTGATCAAGGATGCAGTGCAGATTAGTCTGACCAAGGATATGGGCATTGATTATTTTGCCAATCCAGCAGAACGTATCAACAGATATTTTAACAATGGCGGGCAGGTTAGCACTGGCTGGCCACAATTGGATAGGATCTTATATGGTGGATTCAGCCGTGGAGAATTAAATATTTTTGCTGGCGGTAGTGGGTCTGGTAAATCTCTTGTGATGATGAACATGGCACTCAACTGGCTACAAGTGGGACTCAATGGCGTGTATATATCACTGGAGCTCAGCGAGGAGTTAACCAGTTTACGCACAGACGCCATGCTCACTGGCACTGGCACCAAGTACATACGAAAAAGCATTGATGAGTCTGCACTGAAGATATCAGTGTCTGGCAAGCAAAAAAACATGGGACGATATCAGGTAAAGTCACTGCCCGCGCAGAGTAATGTAAATGATATACGCGCCTATCTCAAGGAATTCCAAATAAAAACTGGACACAGTGTGGACTTCATCATGGTGGACTATTTGGACTTGCTCATGCCGTTGAATGCCAAGGTCAGTGTGGAAAATTTATTCACCAAGGATAAATTGGTCAGTGAAGAATTACGCAATCTGGCCAGGGAATTAAAGATCATCATGGTCACTGCATCGCAGTTGAACCGCAGTGCAGTGGATGAGGCAGAATTTGATCATAGCCACATCAGTGGTGGTATCAGTAAAATTAATACTGCTGACAATGTGTTTGGTATTTTCACCAGTCGCAGCATGCGGGAGCGCGGCAAATACCAGATTCAGTGTATGAAATCCCGTAGCAGTACTGGCGTGGGCATGAAGGTGGACCTGGATTATAATATTGAATCCATGCGTATCACTGACGCTGATGACGGCTCTGGTTCCAGCAGCCCCGGGGGCCCACCACAGGTTAGTAATATCATGGCGCAAATCAAGGGCAAGCGATTGGAAGGTTCCGGTAGTGGACTGGCACAGGAAAAGCCACGATCTGCTGGAGCAACACCTCCCTGGGATCATACCCCCAAGGCCACTGGCACTGCTAGTAGTACTGTATTAAAAAATATGCTGAATGCTATGAAAAATAAATCAGAATAAATATAACTAGACTTGAGGTATAATTTTGCAAAAACGAACAAGAAGTATTTTGGATGAGCTGAGCACCTTGCAACTATCACGGGACAGAGAAAATCTTGTGGAAAGCAGAGCCAATCATGTGATCCAGGGTGCAGTGAATTTGATTAATTTTATACGAGAGAACTATAATGCAGCACAGGCTGATGAGCTGGAACGGCGATTGGTAAACAGTATCAGGAGTCAGGATTCCACCAAGTTCAGCCGTGGCGTGCGAAAAATGAAAGAATAATCATATGAAAATCAGTGAAATATCATCTCTGGAAGAAGGGGTATTTGACAGGTTTAAAACTCAGGCCACCCTGGGTAATAAAACTAATGCCCCAGTGATAAAAACCATACTAGGCCAGTGGAACCGGGCTGCTCAAGCACTGGCCGCGGCCGACAGGTCACCACCCACGCCTGCACAATTGACAGCATTCCTGGCCCGTGCCACTCCCAGAGCAAATGTCACTGCAACCCTGGCTGATATGAAGAATGTACAAAAGTTTATAACCAACGCAGTTAACCAAGATTTAGCCAGCGGTACTTTTGGCGCTGATGATAAACCGCCCAGTGCCGCTAATGCTACTGCACAGACCAACAAGATAGGTAACCAAATACGTGATGATATTGTATCTGGACTGACGCGTCAGGGATTTAATCCCGCTGAGGCCACCACACTGGCCAGTGCATTACCCGCTGGGACCACTGTTATTAATGGTATACGGTCCATACTAAGTGGAAAACCCATGGCACCAGCTGCACCAGCGGCACCAGCGGCCAATTCAGCAACCACAGCCGCCACAATTTCCCAAACGGCCGCCAATAAACGGGCCAGTGCTAGTGCCCTGGCGCGGAACAGTATGACGCCCAAACCGGAACCAGTGGTCGCACCAGTACCCCCTGGATTCATGCAAAGTAAAATACAAGGGCGCAGACCAGCAGCACCAGTGTCAGAAAATAAAATGGCTGACGCACTATGGAATAAAATGAAACGGGAGCAGGGACTATGATAAACATATACGAAAGTGGTAATGTGTTTGGTGATGGTGATATCGCTAAAAAATATGTGCGTGGAGTAGTGGATCATGTGCAACTGGATCTACCCAGTGGTATCCGGGCCATACCGGATATTGGCAGTGCCGGGTACAAGGTGGCCAGTGGCGACATGGACTTGTTCATTGATTATGAGCCGCTGGCAGAGAAATTCCAGGTACAAGACGAGAAGGCAGCCAAGCAGGCACTGGCACAATTCATGGCTGCCAAGGGATATAAAACCAAGGTAATTGGCAGAAATGTACACATTGGAGTACCATATCAGACCCCTGAGGGTACCAGAGAGGTACAAGTGGATCTCATGGTGATCCGTGACGCAGCCAGAGTGGCACCCTGGCATCAGCATGGTCCCAGGGGTATGTATGATCAGCCAGGGTTCAAAGCTGCACATTTGTTCATATTACTTAACAGTGTGGCCAAGTTCCTGGGACTCAAGGTTGATGCTTTTGCTGGCACAGTCATGCGCAGGGATAACAACCAGGTGGTAGCAAACAACCGTCAGGATGCTGCAAAAATATTACTGGGACCACGGGCGCGGGAGTCAGACCTCAACAGTGTGGCTTCAGTGATGCACCTGCTGTCCAGTGATCCTGACAAGGAAGGTAAGCTGGCCCAGGCCAGGCAGGATGTGGCCCGTGGCACCCTGCTGTTACCCGAAGATGTGCATCCAGGGTCAGCAGAATGGTTACGCAAATTGATGAATCGCATGTGAAGGAAACATATGAGAATACATGAGATTTTACATGAGGGAGGTTGGGCTAGTTCAGCCACTCAGGGCACCCACATCACGCCCAGATTGGTTGCAGCCATCATGCCCATATTGCAAAAACAATTTATACCACAACTAAATCAGTTTTTGGCAACTCAGGGTATTCCTCCTGCAGATATTATATCACCTGCTGGCAGTGCCACATATTATCAGCGCGACCTGGTGCAGGATCCTGATAGAGAATATGGTGATGTGGACGTACAATGTTCCATTGCCAGATTGCCCAACATGAGCAATGCTGCAAACAGCAGCGTATACCAGCGAGCCATCCGGCAGTTCTGTGACGCGCAATCTGACTACAGCACTGATAATGGCACCAACGTGATCATGCAAGTGGGGCAGGATGTGGTGCAGATAGATCTGATCATGTCATATTATGAAAATCAGGCCTGGCTCAAAACACTTGCCCCTGAATACCAACTCAAAGGTGTACTGGCCAACAGCCTGTACAGTAGCCTGGGTGAAGCATTGGACCTGAGTTTTGGTGGCGGGCATGGGGTACAGGTTAAGAC